ACCCGTAAGTCATATCACTGGTGAAGTATTCCGAAGAGGAATCAATTGGAAACCTTTAGTAGAAAACCCTGACCCAGAACAGCGAGAAAGAATGGAAAAGCTTCTGGCAAGTTGTAACGTCTTTGACCAATCGTTAGAAGAAGTATTACGACAGTTCCATTTCGATGTTAATATCGTGGACGATGGCTTCCTCTATTTAATTAAAGAATTCTATGATGATGGAAAAACAGTGAGGTCTAAAGTAAAGGAGATTCGTAGACTCAATCCTGCCTTAGTTGAATATGACCTAGACATGGCGGGGTTACCTAAGAATTCTCATTTCGTGTGTCCTCTCCATAGAGATACTGTAGCGGATACTCCAGGCATCTGTAAAGAGTCAAGCTGTGACCGTGACCGATGGCCTGTAATGTATAAGTATTATCATCGCAGTCAGCACATCTATTTATTTGAGAATGAAGTCATTCACGTTTCTAAGTTCTTTCCTTCTGAAACATATGGCTGGAGTCCTCTTCTTACCATCTTTGAAAAGGTGTTAACCTTGATTGGAATGGATAAGAACTTGTATAGATATTTCTTTGAGCGTAAGATGCCTGGGTCTATGATGATGGTCTTTACGGATGACCCTGAGAGTCTACGTAGAGAACGTGCTAACATTGCTGCTCAAACTCGTATTGACCCTAACTTTGTTCCAATGATAGCAGTATCAGCTAAGAATAATAGAGGTAGGGTTGATATGGTACGGCTGTTCCACACACTACAGGAGATGGATTATCTTCCTGTGAGAGCAGAGATACGAGAACGTGTAGCTGCTATGTGGGGTGTGACTCCTGCTTGGCAAGGTGCACCTGAGGCTTTTGGCGGATTGTCTACTCAAACACAACAGTTAGTTGTAATGAGCCGTGTGGTTGAAGGTGACCAGAGGCTCTTCCATGAGAAGGTTTTCCCACAGCTCTTAGAAGCTTTTGGTATAACTGATTGGACATTAGAATTACCACAGCCTGAAGAACGAGCTGAAGCTACTCGTATTCAATTTGCACAGCAAAAGATTGCAGTTGCAAATCAATATGCTAACATGGGTTTTGAGGTGGTTCTAAAAGACCAAGATGTTTCTCTAGAGGAAGCAGAATTTATAGTTTCTGGTGAGATGGTTCCGTCTGCACGAATGCAGGGAGAACAGCAAGCTCTACAGTTAGAGCAACAGCAACAACAGTTGGAACAGACAGAACAACAAGAGCAAGCCCCAGGTAATTTCATGGGGGGAGATGAAGAAGGGGAAGAAGAGGGGGGTGAAGAAGAACTTCCTGAGGGAGAAGAAGGAGAAGAAGGTATGGAAGCTATTCAAGCAATGCTCCTAAAAACTATCCCTAAGCACAAACGTAAATTTAAAGGTCGTACTGGGGGGAGAACTCCTGACTGGCAGGATAAACTGCCTCACGAAGAAAGAGATATAGATGACTATGCTGATGCTAGAGCTGCTAAAAATGAGCTGTCATTGATGAACGACTCTCAGACATGGGTAGAGAGCCTAATCCAAAAAGGATTTACTATGCCCTTCATTAAACAAGTATCTCCTGATGGGACACAGATGTGGTTTGCACAAGATTCAGTCGATTATGTAGCCAACCTAAACGGTTCAGGTGTAGTACACATAGAGAAAGCTAGACTTGACCCTGGTGTACATATAAATTCACCACATAACCCAGGCCATAAAGACTTCTCTAGATATAACCCTACTGGAAACCATAGACAGAATCCAGATGTTCTTAGAGAGGATGAGGAGGAGCTATAATGTCGAAGTCTAAAAGAAAGCGTAAGTTAATATACGAATCTAAAATGGATACAGGTGCTATAGATGAGGGAGAAAAACCTCAGTCAGCTGGAGAGATTGCTCGTAATGCTCGTCTGCGTAATATAGAATCTGTTGATACTTCCTTTAAGAAAGAAGATGGTGGAGGAGAAGGGGGGGAAGCTACAGTCTTCACATCAACGGATGTCTATACACCTACGTATGGCAGCAACAAAAAAAGAAAACATTCAGAAGGGCCAAAAAAAGTTGATAACTTTTTAAATGGTGGTACTCCGAAAATATTTTCTAAAGAACTTAATAAACTGAATGAGTTTATAGAGAAGACTCATAATAATAACCATGCTCTAACCGATACTTCTGAACCTTTGAACAACCCAAAACGAATAGATTGGAAAAAGAAGGAGGATGAGACTGAGCATTCAGTGGCCCATAACAATTTACCAGAGGGACAGTTCTATAAAGGCTATGGTGTAAGAGTAGATCCAGACCCACCACCTCAGTATGTAGAAAGGACTAAAAATTCTCAGGAGAAAGAGAAGTGGTCAGATTATACCTTGGCACATCAAGCTGATGTGGAAGAGAAAATACGTGGCTATGATAAAGATGTTAGTAAATCAGATGGTTATGGACAAGCTGGACAGAATGATTCCCTACGGAGAACCGATGATAAGGATAGAATTCCTAGAGGCGTAAATACTAATAATGAGGATGATGAGGAGGAAGACCGGAATTGGTGGGTAGTAGAAAAGGAAGACAGTGGTACGCAATTTATAGATGGATTTTTTCAGAAGTGTGTTACAACCTATGAGAATAAGTTTATTGTAAAGACAGAGATTGATGATGTGTCCTAAATGTAAAGGACTCATGTATCTGAATGAAGATAAAGATTTGAGTTGCCGCATGTGCGGTAAAGTTATAGTACTCACAGTAAGGAGAGAATATGATTCCAGAACAGGCAAAATCAGAGATAGTAAAAAAGAGGCAGAGCGGGGAAACATGGACGGCGATAGCCGAATGGATGGAGGAGGAAACGGGCATAGGCGTACATCGCAGTACTATTCAACGTTGGTACGACAAGGAGGGGGATTACGAAGAGGGAGGAGATAGTAAATTAGAGAAGCAAGTAGATACTTATAAGCATGAAGCTGAACACTACAAGAAACTTTATGGGCAGGCATCTGATGAAATCAGTACACATCAGTCTATCATTGATATTATTAAGACTGTGACGAAACCCTTTAAAGAACAATCATTAGTTAAATCTCCAGTAATACAGGGTAGGAGAGGTCGAGAACCTCAGAGTGTAGTAGCTCCGTTATCCGATACACATATAGGTGACAATGTAGATTACAATCAGATGGGTAGTTTGAATGCTTATACGATTGACATCTTTAATTCTAGACTATATGGATGGGCATCTCAGATACTAGACTTAGTAGAGTATAGAAGGACATTTGCAGAGGTTCCTGAGCTAGTCATTCCTCTTTTGGGGGATATGGTTAGCGGAGATATCCATCAGGAATTACGAGAAACAAACCAAGATACCACGATGGGTCAAATGGTGAGGGGGGCTAATCTGATTGCTCAAGCTTTGATGTTCATGGCTCCACACTTTGAGAAAGTACGAGTACCGTGTGTTGTAGGTAATCATGGACGTATGACTAACAAGCCTCCTGCTAAAGATAAGTATGTTAACTGGGATTATATGCTGTATCAGTGGGTAGCAGCTTTCTGTAGCCAACAAAAAAATATTGAGTTTGAAATTCCGAAAACCTTTTTCCATGTGTTCCCTGTATGTAATAGAAATATATTAATAATGCATGGAGATTCTTTGAAGGGTAAGGCTGGTACTGGAGATGTACTAAGAAGTCTTACAAATATGAGGACTGTTCTACAATATAGAATGGGGTTAGAGGAAGAAGTATCTAGTAATCAAATAGATGAAGAGAGCTTTAATGGTAGTACTTATTTTGATTCAGCTTTTATGGGTCATTATCATAGAGTAGATGAGTTTGATATAGGTACAGGAGAAGCACATCTATGTGGATGTATGAAGGGTGGTGATGAATACGCTTTAAATCAGTTGGCGGTTATTAGTAAACCTAAACAATTGGTTACGTATTGGCACCCTAAGTATGGGTATATAGGTAAAGAAGTAATATATTTAAATCGTTATGATGGGTCTTCTAGTAAATTTACAGATTCTCT